GCACGTCATGCGGCTGTCTGGCGACGGTGCGATGCCCGCGCCGGTCAAGTTGGGCCGGCTCGTGCGGTGGAACCGCGCGACCCTGAACCAGTGGATCGCGGACGGCTGCCCGCTGCCGCCGCGCCGCGCCAAGTGACCCAGAACCCGAACCGCACGAGCCGCAACGATGGACTGGTTCCCGATGCAATATTGGCGTTCGCGGTGTCCGGAAATTGTCCGCGTTTCGTCCGAGACGGCGCGGACAAAGCACGAGGTGCTCGGCTTCGTGTGCGACTTCTGGAGTTGGGTTTCGAGCGAGTCCGCGGACGGTTCCGTGTGCGGCGTTTTCGTCCGCGACCTGCCGGACGTCCTCGGCGCGGACGCGCAACTCTGGGGCGCTCTCGTCGCGGTCGGGTGGATCACCGAGGACGCGCGCGGCATCGTGGTTCCGGGGTGGGATAACTGGCTTTCCGAGTCGTCCAAGAAGCGCGCAAAGGACGCGCAACGCAAGAAAATCAGCAGGAAAGCCGCGTCCGCGATTCGTCCGAAAAGTGTCCGCGATTCGTCCGCGAAGTGTCCGAAAAGTGTCCGCGATTCGTCCGCGAAAAGCGTGACCACAGTACAGGACAGAACAGAACAGAACAGAACAAAGGATAAGACCCCCCACACCCCCCGCGGGGCGGGGGGAGGGGCGGTTGAGTCCGACGCGGTGGCGGTGCCCCCGGAACTCGACACCGAGGAGTTCCGCGCCGCGTGGGGCAAGTGGAAGGCCGAGCGCGCCGCGAAGCGCATCAAGCCGTACACCCCCGACGGCGAAAGGGAGCAGTTCCGTAATCTCGCGCCGTTCGGCCCCGCGGTTGCGATTGCCGCCATCCGCCATTCCATCGCGCAAGGGTGGCAAGGGCTGTTCCCGCACAAAGTGCCCAAGTCGGTTGCGCTCCCGACGAGCGCGGCCCCCAAAGAAACCACACTTGAGCGAGCAACGCGCGTCGCGCGTGAGGCCGCCGCACAAGCAACCCGAACGGAGTCCGAATCGTGTCAACGCTCGCAACCCCCTGCCCCGAGTGGTTTGTTCGATGGGCCGGAGAGTACGCCGCCGGCCTCGGAGTCTCCGACGACCTGACGCGCACGATGGTGCTGCACTGGTGGCCCGCGTTCGCCGCGGCCGGCTTCGTGCAGTCGGATTTCGTCGGCACGATCCAGCGGATCATCACCGCGGCGGAAACCCCGCGGTGGCCGAACGAGCACCTCGGCGCGATCAAGCGCGAGTTGTTCGCGGCCCGCGACCGGCGCGCCCGCGCCGCGCTGGTGAAGACCGAACCGGGCGCGACCGGGCCGCGCTGCCCGCTGTGCGAGTGGACCGGGTGGGTACTCGTGCCGCACCCGTCGTGCGTCGCGGGCGGGCAATGGCTCCCGCCGTTCCGCACGGGCACGGTCGCTTGCACCAAGTGCGGCCCCGGCCAGCGGGCCTACGACGCGAACTGCATGGCGAAGGACGCGAAGCGCCCGACGACGCTGGAAACCTACGAGTGGCGCGTCAACCCCGCGTGGCGCGAGCAGATGGCCGCCCGCGAAGAGGCCGTGCGGCTGATGCACCGCGCCGAAGACGCGGCCGCATCGTTCAGCCCGAGTTTCCCGCGACTCGCGCAGGCGATTGCGGCCGGCACCTACAAGCCCCCGGCCCCGCGCCGCGCGAGCTGACCCCGAACCGAACCCGAACCCCCGAAAGGAACCCGACCGTGAACGAAGTCTTCCTCGCCTGCATGTTCGCGCTGAACGTCGGCGCGCTCGTCGTGACCGCCCGCAAGGTGCGCGTGTGGCGGCGGCTCATCCGCGACCACGCGGCCGAAGCCCGCGTGTGCGAGAAGAGCGCCCGCGCCGCCGCGCAGAGCGCCCGCGAGGACGCCGACCGCGCGGAGAACACCGCGGGCCGGTGTCGGCAAATCGAAATCCACTGCGAGCACGTCGCCCGGCGCACCGAGCACGCGGCCCGCACCGCCACGGGCGAAGTTGTGCCGACGCCGAACCCCGCCGGCCTGCGCATCTACGGCTCCGACGAATCCGACTTCCGCGGCACCGACTGACGGCCCGCCCAATGCGCCAGAACGCGCGCTGAGCCACGAACGCGGCCCCGGATAGGCAATCGGGCGCGCGACAACGCCGAAGCGAATGCGCGCGATCCTAGCGCGAAAGAACGGAACGCGATACGACCGCTACAACCCGCAACCCGCAAGGAGTCCCATGCACAAGTTCCTGTCCGGTCCCGTGTCGTTCGTCCGGTTCGCGCACACGGGGCCGAAGCCCGGCGCGTTCGGCGACGAGCACCTCGACCGGTTGCGTGACCGCGCCGGCGGCCCCGCGCTCATCCCCGAAGTGACGCACACCGAAACCCGGTGGGCGGGCGGCTCGCACGTCCTCGACGGCGCGTTCGAGCTGGAGAAGAACGTCTACCCCGAACACCTGCTGTTCGACCTGTGGACGTGCAGCAACAAGCTGCCCGCGGACAAACTCAAGGCGTACTACTCCGCGGACCTGCAAGCCATCTCGAAGGGCAACCCCAGCGGGTTCGCCAGCGCGCGGCAGAAGCGCGAAGCGAAGGAGAGCGCCCGCGCGCGGCTCGAAGAGGAGGCCCGCGACGGCCGGTTCCGCAAGTGGCAGACGGTGCCGGCGATGTGGGACGCGGTGACGAACCGCGTGTTCCTCGGCAGCGCGTCCGCGAACGTGGGCCTGACATTTTTCGGCCTGTTCGGAAACAGCTTTCAAGTTGAGTTGTGCCCGGTCACGGCGAGCGCCCTCGCGGACGAGCAACTTGGCGAACGGTGCGACGACCTCGAACCGACCGCGTTCACGGACGCGCCCGCCGGCGTCCCGATCTGGTGCGAACCTGACCTGTGCAACTGGCTCGGCAACGAGTTTCTGTTGTGGCTGTGGTTCACCACCGACACGCGAACGGACACGATCCAACTCCCCGACGGCAGCGAAGCGACGTTCATGTTCGCGGGCGGCATCAAGGTGGAAGACCCGCGGGGCGTCGGCGGCAACGGCACCATGAACAGCGATTCGGCGGTGCGCCTGCCCGAAGCGCGGGCCGCGGTCGCGGCGGGCAAACTGCCGCGCAAGGCCGCGTTGTGCGTCGTGCGCAACGGCGACCAGTTCTCGTTCACGCTGCAAGCCGAAACGCTCGCGGTCGGCGGCGCGAAGTTCCAGAAGCCCGACGCGACCGGGCGCGAAGCCCACTACGCACGGTTGCAGCAAATCCGCGACCTCGCGGAAACGCTCGACCTGATGTTCGGCGCGTTCCTCGCGGTGCGCGTCGGCGAGCAGTGGGGCGCGGTCGCGGCCGACGTGCGGGCGTGGCTCAAGGGCGGCGCGCGGAGGGCCGCGGCGTGAAGCGGGCCGACACGCTCAAGGGGCGCGTGCTGCGCGAACTGCGCCGTCGCGCCCTGCCGGTATCGACCGGCGACCTGTCCGCGCTGTGCGCGTTCGGGATGCGCTACGCGGCGCAACAGACGCACTCCGTGCTGCGGCGCATGGAAGCCGTCGGCGTGGTGAAACGGTTCCCGCCGGTGCGAAACGGCGAAGGGCGTCCGGCACTGCGCTGGGCGCTGACCTCGAACTTGAAGGCCGAAGGGAGCGAAGCGGCATGACGACGTATCAGCAGTTCCTCGAGCGCAAATCGCAGATCGGCGGCGACAGCGGGTTCGCCCCGAGCTACCTGCCCGACGTGCTGTTCCCGTTTCAGCGGGCGCTCGTGGAGTGGGCGACGCGCAAGGGCCGTGCTGCGATCTTCGCAGACTGCGGGCTCGGCAAGTCGCTGTGCCAACTCGTCTGGGCCGAGAACGTGGTGCGGCACACGAACGGGCGCGTGCTGGTGCTCGCGCCGCTCGCGGTCGGGCCGCAAACGGTGCGCGAGGCCGACAAGTTCGGCCTCGGGCCGGTGTGCTTGTACGACGCACCGGCGAAAGAGCGGTGTCGCATCCACGTTGCGAACTACGAGCGCTTGCACCACCTCGACCCGGCCGACTACGCGGGCGTGGTGTGCGACGAAAGCAGCATCCTGAAGAACTTCGACGGCGAGACGCGAAAGGCCGTGACGCGGTTCTCGCTGAAACTGCCGTATCGGTTGCTTTGCACGGCGACCGCCGCGCCGAACGACTACGTGGAACTCGGCACCAGTTCCGAAGCACTCGGCGAACTGTCGCACTCGGACATGTTGCGGCGGTTCTTTCGCCAACTCGACGACAAGGGCCAGCGGCGCGAACTGAAGAAGCAAGCCGATGCGGAAGCCGCCATCGCGTCGAACCCGAACTACTTCAAGAAACTCGCGTTCCGGGTGTCGCAGACAATCGGCCAGTGGAGGCTGAAGAACCACGCGGTCGAACACTTCTGGCGCTGGGTGGCGTCGTGGGCGCGGGCGTGCCGCAAGCCGAGCGATTTGGGCTTTTCCGACGAGGGGTTCGCGCTGCCCGAACTGATCGAGAAGTTGCACATGGTCGCGGCCGACGAGCCGCCGCCGGGAATGCTGTTCAACGCGCCCGCAGTGGGCCTTGCGGCCGAGCGCGCCGAGCGCAAGCGCACCCTCGCGCAGCGGTGCGAGTACGTCGCCAAACTGGTGAATCACGACCGGCCGGCGGTGGTGTGGTGCCACACGAACGACGAGGGCGACTTACTCGAAGAAGTCATACCGGGCGCGGGCCAGATCGCGGGCCGCACCCCGGACGCCGAGAAGGTGGAGTTGTACGAGGCGTTCGCGGCGGGCGAACTGCGCGTGCTCGTCATCAAACCGAAGATCGGCGCGTGGGGGTTGAACTGGCAGCACTGTAGCCACGTGGTCACGTTCGTGACGCACTCGTTCGAGCAGCACTACCAAGCGGTGCGCCGGTGCTGGCGGTTCGGCCAGACGAAGCCCGTGCGCGTCGATGTGGTGGCGACCGACGGCGAGGAGCGGGTGCTCGACAACCTCAAGGACAAAGAGCGCAAGGCCGCGGCGATGTTTGAATCGCTCGTGGCCGAGATGAACCGGGCGACGGTGGTGAAGCGGGAAAACAAGTACACGAACGCAATGGAGGTGCCCCAATGGGTGTGATGGACCAGCGCGTAACCGGCCGGTACGCGATCTACAACGGCGACTGTATCGAGGTGATGCGCGCGCTCCCGGCCGAGAGCGTTCACCTGAGCGTGTACTCGCCGCCGTTCGCCGGGCTGTACCAGTACAGCAGCGACGAAACGGACATGTCGAACTGCATCAACCCGGAGGAGTTCTTCGAGCACTACGGGTACTGCATCGACGAGGTGGCGCGCGTCACGATGCCGGGCCGCATCACCGCGGTTCACTGCATGGACATTCCCCTCTCGAACGCCGGGTGCGATCCGATGTTCGACCTGCCGGGGCGCATCATCGCCGAGCACGAGGCCCGCGGCTTCGTGTACGCCGGGCGGCGCGTCATCTGGAAGGAACCGCTCACCGTGCGCAACCGCACGATGATGAAGTCGCTGCACCATTCGACGCTCTGCGAGGACTCGACGCGCACGAGCATTGCGAACTGCGACTACCTCATCACGTTCCGCAAGCGGGGCGAGAACCCGGTTCCGGTGGCGCACGCAACTGGACTGATGACCTACGCCGGCGATTGGTCCGTTCCGGGTTCGATCATCAAGCTCCGCGGGTTCGTCGGCGACCAGAAGAAGAACCAGTATTCGCAGTGGATTTGGCGACAGTACGCATCCTCGGTGTGGATGGACATTCGCATCGACCGCGTGCTCCCGTTCCAGTCCGCGAAAGAGGACGAGGACGAGAAGCACGTTCACCCGCTGCAACTCGACGTGATCGAGCGCGCGGTCACGCTCTACTCGAACCCCGGCGAAACGGTACTGACGCCGTTCATGGGCGTCGGGAGCGAAGTGTACGGCGCGGTGAGTTTGGGCCGGCGCGCGATCGGCGCGGAACTGAAGCCGAGCTACTTCCGGCAAGCGGTCGCCAACCTCGAATCTCTGGATGCCGCGCCGCCGGTGTCGGAATCGCGCTCCCTCTTCGACGACGTGCCGGAAGATGCCACCGAGCTCCAACCCGAAAGCGAAGCGGCATGACCTGCGTACACACGGTGCTGACGAACTACAACCTCGCGGTGATTCCCGGCGGCGCGGACAAGGGCAGGGTACTGCCGGTCGCGGAGGTGGTGCTACTCGGCGAAAGCCCGCGGTACGCCATCGACCCGAACGACCCCACAAAAGTCACGCGCGGGGCGGTGCTCACCGAGTTCCGGTTCACGGGCAGCGCGGGGGAGTTGCGTTCGCTCGCGGATCAACTCGAAGCCGTCGCGGATCGCGTGGACGAACTCGGCGAAGCGTTCGCCAAGGTCACCGGCGTGAAACCGGAACCGACCGCGGACGATGCGCCGAAAGGGGACAAATGAGTCGCGTGCAACTGTGGTCGTGCGGCGGCGGGCGTCAGTCTGTGCTGATGCTTGGGCTGATTAAGGCGGGCGAACTGCCCAAGCCCGACGCCGCGTGCATGGTGGACACGAACCGCGAGCGCTCGTCAACGTGGCGCTATGTCAACGCGGTCATTCGCCCCGAACTGGAACTGCTCGGCATCCCGTTAACGGTGATCGACCGGAGCAAGTACGCGACGGTTGACCTGTGGGGCGGCGCGGACGGCGACACGGTGCTTATCCCCGCGTTCACAGCAAAGAGCGAACACGGCGGCGACGGCAAGTTTGCGGAATACTGCTCAGGCGAATGGAAACGGGACGTGGTGACACGCTGGGCGGCATCGCAAGAGGGGTGGAAGCCTCGCGGTGTGGATACGTGGATCGGCATTACGCAAGAGGAACGGCACCGGCGGCGCGGCCCGAAACGCAAATGGATTCAGCCCGTATACCCACTGCTTGACGTGTGCCCCTCTCACGTCTCGCGGGTGTACGAGTTCTGCGAGCGGTTCGGCTGGCCCGGCCCGGTGCGCTCGTGCTGCTGGATGTGCCCGAACATGGGCAACGAGGAATGGCGCACGCTCCGCGACGACGACCCCGACGACTTCGCCAAAGCGTGCGAACTGGACGACAGCATCCGCGAGCGCGACCCGGCGCTGTTCGTCCACAAGTCGCGGGTTCCGCTGCGACTCGCTGACCTCGGCCAACCGGACGCGCCGGGACTGTTCGGGGGCTGTTCGTCCGGGATGTGTTACTGAGCGCGCGGGTTCTGCGCGCGGTAGCGCCACCAGCGCGCGCGACCGCGCCGGAACCCCGCAACCCGACTTGCGCGACGGGCGCGCGCGGGGCACGATTCGGACACACACGAGAGCGCTCATGGGCATCAAGCTGAACAGCGCCGCGGGCAAGCTCGTGGTCGCGCACCTCGCCAAGCAGCACGGCGGCGCGCGCGAGCCGAAGGCGAAGAAGCCCGCGAAGGCGAAGGCGGGCGCGAAGTCCGTGCGCACCGGCGGGCCGATGGGCTGGCGGTTCACCCTGACCGTGCCCGTGCGCGTGGTTTCCGAAGCGAACAAGCGCGAGTTCTGGGCCGCCGCGAACCGACGGAAGAAGCAGCAGCAAGAAGCCGTGCGCGACCTGTGGGCGCTCACCGTGCTGCCGATGTGGGGCGGCAACTGGAACGTCACGGGGCCGGTGAACGTGCTGCTCACGCACATCGGGCCGCCGATGGACGGCGACAATTTGCAGCGGGCGTTCAAGGGCGTGCGCGACGTGGCGGCGGACCTCATCGGCATCGACGACGGCGACACGGCCCGCGTGCAGTGGCACTACGCGCAGCGCAGCGAGGGCAAACCGGGCATCGAAATCACACTCTGGGCGCAACTGTGAAAACCGTTCTGTTCTTCGATCTTGACGGCGTACTCGCGGACTTCGTGGGCGGCGCGCTCGCGGCTCACGGGCGCGGCGACGTGCCGGCTTCGTCGGTGCCGTGGTGCATCGAAAAGGCACTCGGCATCGAACCGACCGCGTTCTGGGCACCGCTCGGCTTCGACTTCTGGGCGAACCTAAAGCCGCTCCCGGACGGCATGCGGCTGTTCGACCGCGCGTGCGTGCTGATGGGGGCCGACCGAATCGGGTTGCTCACGTCGCCATGCGAAACGCACGGCTGCGCGGACGGCAAGCGCGCGTGGGTGAAGCGGCACCTTCCGCCGGCCATGTCGCGCCGCTTGTTCATCGGCAGTGCGAAGGAGCTGTTCGCCGGGCCGCACAAGGTGCTCGTGGACGATCATGACGCGAACATTGACCGGTTTCACGAGGCCGGTGGCGCGACCGTTCAGCCGCCGCGCCCGTGGAACCGGCACAAGGCGCTATGCGTGCGCGGGCACGAATTCGACGCCGACATCATCGGCGAGATGCTGACGGAAACCGTTTGCCGCACGGAAGGCGTGCGCTAACCGAACGCGAGTAACCGAAACCCGAAAGGACCGACATGAGCCGGGGCCACAACAACCCGACCGCGACCGAACGGCCGTCGCCCGCGATCGACTGGAACGCGGTGGAGTGGTGGGTGTACCGCACCCGGATGCCGAAGTTCGGGCACGACGCCTACGACTACCGCGTCGTGCCGCGCAAGCTCTCCGCGGGCGAACTGAAGCGCGGCGAAGAACTGGCCTGCACGGTGTCGCGGTGCTCGCTCGCGGCGGTGCGGAAGCACCTGCGCGACGGCGTGAGCGCCGAGCGCGTGCAGGCTCACGTTGACGAACTCGCGGACTGGCAGACGTGCCGACAGCAAGCAAACGACGAACCGCACCGCCTGCGCATGGCCGAGCGGCGCGCGCAGGCGCAAGCGGAGTTCGAGGCGCGCCGGAAGCGCGCGGAACAGCGCCTCGCGGAAGATGTGGCGCGGCTACCGGTGGCGGCGTGAACGAGCACTTGCTCGCTCGCGCCTACGACCGCGACGGGTGCGAATGGCGCATGTACGGCCCGGACCCGTCCATGATCACATGGGAGCCGTCCGACGACGCGCCGACGTTTGAGGCGTTCTGCATGAAAAGCCTAGCGTGGTACGTCGAGCGCGTTTTAGGCGGCGACGGCGTTCTGACGTGCCCGCCCGAATACCGAATCGTCCGGGTCGGCCCGGCAGTGGAGGCCGCGTGAACCTGTTCTTCAACGAGTTTGATCCCTTTGCCGCGGCGTGGCTGCGACAACTCATGGCCGAAGGGCACTTGCCGCACGGGGTGGTTGATGCTCGATCCATCGCAGATATTCCGAGCGCTGAAGTCGTCGAGTACCGGCGCGCTCATTGGTTCGCCGGAATCGCCGGCTGGGAACTTGCCTTGCAACTCGCAGGATGGCCCGTCGATCGCCCCGTGTGGACCGGATCGGCACCTTGTCAACCGTACTCGTCGGCGGGGAAGCGCAAAGGCAACGCCGACGAGCGCGACCTGTGGCCCGTGTTCGCCAACCTCGTCCGCGAGTGCCGCCCTGCAACAGTCTTTGGAGAGCAGGTTGCGAGCGCTATTCGGTTCGGGTGGATCGATCGAGTACGCGCAGACTTGGAAGCGGAAGGCTACGCCGTCGGGTTCGCCGTACTCGGAGCACACAGCGTCGGCGCGCCGCACCAACGACAGCGGTTGTACTGGTGCGCCACTCGGCCCGTGGCCCTCTCCGACCGCGAGCGACACGACCGGCGGCGGGATTCCGCCTTCACTGGCGAACCGCAAGTTCCCCAGCAAGTTGAAGCAGGCGGCGGAAACTCTTGCGGGGTGGCCGACTGCGAAAGCGGACGACGGGAACAAGTCAGTGCGGTCTGTGGCGGGCGCTCTGAAGGAAGCGGAACGGAAGGGCGCGAACGACTTGGCAACGGCGGCGGTACTCGCAGGATGGGCGACACCGACGAAGGGCGACGCGCAGAAGGTGACGCCGTTCCACGACGCGCCGCAACCGGCGTTGGCGTACCAGTGCCAACTGCTCGCGGGGTGGCCTACGCCGATGGCGGGCTCGCCGGGCACGGAGGAGTACAACCCGGCGGGGAACACGGACAGCAGCCGGAAGACGGTGGCGCTGCTCGCGGGGTGGGCGACGCCGACGACGAACGCGAAGGATCAGCCGAGCAACACGGAACGGGGATTGGAAACGCTGGCGGGGCAAGCGGGATTGCTCGCGGGCTGGAAC